TGCTACTGAAGATTCAATCGATAAGATGGCTCGCGCTACCGGCGTTGCTGACGATAAATTACGTCCCGCCTTGGCTCGTTTGGCTTTATCTACTAATGACACACAGAAGGCTCAGGAATTACTTAGCCTGGCTCTTGACATTTCTACTCAGACAGGCAAACCTCTTGAGGGCGTAGCAAACGCTTTGGGTAAGGCTTATGACGGTAACACAGCAGCTCTTGGCAAGTTAGGCGTTGGATTATCATCTGCTGAATTAAAGGCAATGTCATTTACTCAGGTTCAATCTAAACTTTCAGATTTGTTTGGTGGCGCAGCTGCTAAAAACGCAGAAACCTTTCAGGGACGCATGGATCGTCTCAAAGTGGCATTTGATGAATCAGTTGAAGCAATCGGTTACAAATTGCTCCCAATCATTCAATCACTTATTGACATCATTCTTACAAAGGTAGTTCCTGGCTTTGAGAAGTTTGCAAAACTCTTTGATCCTATCAAGGACGCAATCGATCGCAATAAAGAATCATTTCAGGCGCTAGGCAATTTCATTGTAGATTACATCGTGCCGGTCTTTACTGTAGCACTTGGTGGAGCAATCTCATTTGTTGCCAAGATCGCATCAGGCGTCATTGATATTGTCGGTGGCGTTATCAATGTGATCCGTACTTTGGTATCGGGTGCTATTGATGGAATCAATGCCTTGATCAAGGCTTATAACGCGATTCCACTATTGCCTAATATTCCAACAATTTCTAAGCCGTCATTTACGACACCAACGGTTTCAGCACCAAAAGTTACTACACCGACTTATACGGCTCCAACGATTTCATCATCGACGACAACGACATCAACGGCTGGCACATCTAGCAGTTCAACAGCAAGCGTTGCCTCAAGCGCAGCATCAGCTGCAACAGCCGTTGGTTCATTCAATGCTGGATCTTTCCGTATGGCAGAAGCTGCCACATCGGGCGACACTTACAATATCAATGTAACCGGAGCCTTGGATAAAGAAGGCGTTGCCCGTCAGATCGTGGATATTATCCAATCTTCAAATATGCGTGGCACTAATGGATCAACGAGTTTATTAGCCGTATGAGTAACTGGAATCCTGTTTGGAAGGTTTTCATTGATGGAAACTCCAAGAATTACGCAAATACGACTATATCTAATCTCACGATTACAAGCGGTCGCACGACGATTGAGCAACAGGCTCAGGCTGGTTATTGCAATATTCAATTATTAAATCTGAGTAATGAAGCGTTCAATTTCAATGTCACAGATTCTTTGACTATCCAACTGCAAAACTCATCCGGTACTTACGTCAATATCTTTGGTGGCTTCATCACAGATTTCAATATTGAGGTCATCCAAGCAGGAGCCACAGGATTTACGACTGCTGCCAATATAACTGCGGTTGGAGCCTTGTCACGATTATCAAAATCAACCTGGACTGATACCTTGTCGCAAGATGAGGATGGCGATCAGATATACGCTCTTTTGGTCGATCTTTTAGTTAATTCTTGGAATGAGATCGCACCGGCTCTAAATTGGGCTGCTTACGATTCAGCAACGACTTGGACAAATGCTGAGAATGTGGGACTTGGTGAAATCGATCGTCCAGGTGAATATATTTGTCAATCACGTCCCTCTTCAGCTGCTGTCGTGGATCGATATTCACTTGCAGCGCTTATCGCTCAATCAGCTTTAGGACAATTATATGAAGATGGCTCCGGACGAATTTGTTACGCGGATGCAACTCATCGCCAAGATTATTTGGCTGCCAATGGTTATACAGAATTGTCTGCCAATGATGCATATGCTGCTGGTCTGCGTACTATCACTCAATCAGGCGATATTCGCAATGACATCACTCTGAATTATGGCGCTGGATTTGGATCACAAAAAACTGCCTCTGATGCAGCTTCGATTGCTACCTATGGAAAATATGCTGAATCAATCAATACTGTCATACATGGCGCAACTGATGCACAGATAGTCGCCGATCGTAGATTGGCTCTAAAGTCATATCCGCGAGCCAAGTTTGACTCAATTACTTTCCCGCTGACTAACAATGAGATTGACAATGGCGATCGTGATGCCTTGATCGGCATCTTTATGGGATTGCCAATTAAGATCACAAATCTGCCTAACAATATTTCCGACGGTACTTTTGAGGGTTACGTAGAAGGCTTTACTTTTAGGGCTGGTTATAACCGGGTCGATTTGACGATCAATGCGACCCCTATTGAATTTTCCCAGGTTGCAATTCGCTGGGATCAGGTTTCAGGCTCCGAGGCTTGGAATACTTTATCGGGTATACTTACATGGAATAATGCGATTGGAGTAGTAGCCTAATGGCGACAACAACTAATTTTGGGTGGACAACACCAAACGACACAGATTTAGTAAAAGATGGTGCTAGTGCTATTCGCACTCTTGGCAGCTCCATTGATACTTCTCTTGTTAAATTAAAGGGTGGAACGACTGGGCAGATTCTCAGCAAGGCATCCGGAACTGACCTGGATTACACATGGATCACAAATGATGTTGGTGATATTACAGCGGTTACTGCCGGATCAGGTTTAACCGGTGGAGGCACAACTGGAGCAGTCACTTTGGCTTTGGATTCAACAGCAGTTATTGCTCCAACGATTGTTGATGCAAAAGGTGATCTTATTGCTGCAACCGCTGATAATACCGTTTCACGTTTAGCTGTTGGAACCAATGGTCAAGTGCTAACAGCAGATTCAACCGCAGCTACTGGAATAAAATGGGCTACAGCAGCCGGTGGTGGAAAAGTTGCGCAGGTGGTTCAACTTGTAGGAACAAATACCGTTGCTTTAACCACGACAGATCAAACAGTTGAAAGTCTATCAATAACACCTTCTTCAACATCAAGCAGAATTTATGTTAGTGCCACAATAAGATTAAAGGGAAATGCTTCGTCTGGTTCGTCGGATGTATCAGTACAAGCATCGATCTACCGAAATAGTACCAAAGTGGGAAATTCTGCTTACAATGAATTTTATGGATTACAAGCAAATGTAAATGATTCAAACATTTTACATTCATTTCCATTAGTTTATGTGGATTCACCGGCAACGACTTCAGCAGTTACTTACTACATTAAAGCAAAAGAAATTTATTCAGCCCGAACCAGTTACGCTTCACAATGCGTTATTACACTATGGGAGATCACAGCATGAAAGATTATGAGTTTTATGATGCTATTTCAGCATTAGTTGAAAATAAGGGTTTTAGAATTAGCGAAAGAGATTTATCAACTCTCGAACTTGAAGATGGATCTACTCCACCGACTCTAGAACAAATCGAGTCGAAATACGCAGAAATGCTTGCTGATAAGGAGGCGGAAATTGCAAAGAAGGCTGCTGATAAAGCAGCTATTCTTGATCGCCTTGGTTTGACTGAGGATGAAGCGAAACTGCTCCTTGGATGAAACCAAAACTATCTAAGTCTGCAATCCAGTTAAGGGAACAGATCGATGATGCCTTCCCGGATCGAGATCGGACTAGCGATGGCTGGATCGGTGACACACGACACGCTGCGCGCAAGTCAGATCATAATCCTGATGAGCAGGGCTGGGTACGTGCCATCGATGTCGATCGTGACTTATCCGGAAAAGCAAAGCCGGATATTATGCCCGATCTTGCAGATCAGATTCGACTCTATGGCAAGTCTCATCCTAAGCGAATTAGTTACGTCATATTCGAAGGCAAAATTGCCTCAGCCAAAAAAGGCTGGGCATGGCGTACCTATGATGGGATCAACAAACACAATCACCATTGCCATATCTCGTTTCAGAAAGCAGCTGATGAAGCATCTGATTTCTTTCAAATCCCGTTACTAGGAGGCACAGAATGAACATGAAGAATCCTTACGTCCTAACTGCTGGTGCATTTCTAGCAGCTTGGGCTGGATCTAATTTCGCACTCGATCACAAGGCAATCTTATTTGCCATTCTTTCAGGCGTATTTGGATATGCCACTCCTAAGAAAAAGTGACAGCAAATGATTGGGCGGGATTCATCCTCGCCATTGCCTCGACGCTTGCTATATTTATTGGCGGTTTGCGTTATTTGGTTCGCGGTTGGTTGTGGACTCTTACGCCGAATGGTGGTTCATCTCTCGCAGACCGATTGGCAAGAATAGAGACACGCCAAGAGCAGATGATGGAATTGCTAAAGAAGTAGAGGACACTTATCCACATGGCGAGAAAACAGACTAAAGCGCTAGAAGATCAAGGATATTCAAAACTCGATGCTTACTGCATTGGATTACATGAGTATTACAAGTCTTTGCGTAAGGCTGGTTTTGACGAGGGTTTAGCGTTGTTTATGATAACTGACGTTCAATCGTATCCAGGATGGATTTTGCCTGACCCAATAGAGCCTGAAAGATTTGGCGATTACGAGGACGACGACGAGGACTAAATGACAGTCAAAAGGATCGCTTGGATCTCAGATATTCAGGCACCATTCTTTCATGAAGCAGCAGTCAAGAATCTAGGCAAGTTTTTAAGGGCTTATAAGCCTCATCAGACTATTTGTATCGGCGATGAAATCGATCTTCCGCAGCTTGGTGGGTTTGCTCAACCATGGCAAGAAGTCGAAGGCAACATTGATGAGGATCGCAGACTTACTCTCGAAATCCTTGAATATCTAGGCGTTACCGATGTCGTCGGATCTAATCACGGCGCTCGCGTTTATAAGTCTCTCAGCCGTCGTTTACCGGCTTTTATGAATCTGCCTGAGCTGCGTTATGACAAGTTTATGGGATACGACAAAGCCGGAATCAAATACCATCCAAATGGCTTTGACTTTGCTCCTGGTTGGCACACTTGCCACGGAGACGCTTTTCCGCTTTCAAATAAGCCAGGACAAACTGCCCTGAATGGCGCTATGCGAATGGGTAAATCAGTCGTATCAGGACACACCCACAGACTTGGATTATCTGCTCATTCTGAGGCTTCAGGAGGACGCTACGGGCGCATTGTGTGGGGTGTTGAGGTTGGCAACCTTGTAGACCTTTCAAGCCCCGGAATGGGCTATACAAAGGGTTATGCTAACTGGCAAATGGGTTTCGTTGTAGGTACTTTGCATGGTAAGCGATTCACGCCAGAACTTATTCCTATCGATCCAAAAGACGGATCATTTATTTATCAAGGCAAGCGCTGGGGCTAAAGGTACAAAGTAAGTCTAAATTTGGCTCCAAATGTACCTTAATGGTCCAAAAGGTAACTTTGAAATCGTTATCGTTTCGTTATCTAATAAACGTGTAATTGTCTGTTAAGTATGAGACCGTAATCCTGTAGCCAACCCAGGCTACGGAATCGGGAGTAACAAAATGTCAATACAAATGCCAATGATTATTGTTTTACTTGCTGCTAATGTCCTTTGGTTTATTGTCGGATGGGCAATGGGCTATAAGGAATCAGAGGAAGATCGTAAGTTTATTGTCCAGGCGAGTGAAAATGCGCGCTAATGACATCCTTGACGAAGCCAAAGACCTCATCCAAGACCGAGGCAAAGATTACGGCTTGGCAGCTCTCAATCACCTTCGAATCGCCAAATTGTGGTCAGCCTACCTTGAACGTAACATCGAGCCTCACGAAGTCGCAATCTGT